TAGCTTTTTGAAAGTCAGCTTTGTAATCTTCTATAGTTTTGTTACCAGTTTCATCTGCTAAATCACCGAACAATTGTTTCTGTTCATCCATAGCTGATGTAAATAATGCTTGTAAACTATCTTGATTTTGTTGAAATTTACTTTTAGGAGCATCCGCAGGATCTGTAGCTCCTATTTCATCACCTGTTATTTCTCCAGCAATACCTCGTTCTTCTTCTGCTACTTGTTGATCTTCAAGTATCTTAGCTTCTAGCTCTGCTCTTTTATTAGCACCAGCTCCAGTGTCGCCACCAAAACCTATTCCACCAAGTCCAGCACTTTTATCACCCTGTCCAGGCACAATAATACTTTCAGATCCTTCACCTTTATCTACTGTTTTAAGTTTACTTAAATTTTTTATTTCATTCATGTAGTTTGGTAATCCACCAGCTACATTTTCAAAATCTATACCTATAGGCAATTGTGCTGTTCCTGCATCAAATTCTGATGCTATCTTTACACCTGGCACACTTGGATCTATTTGACTTAAACTAGAAACAACAGGCTGTTGTGTTTGAGTAGTCATGCCTGAACTTGGTTTATAACCTTTAGCAATTAACGCTTTATTTATATCTTTATTTGTTCCATAGAATTGTTCACCATACGTTCTAAGAGCTGGAGAATTAGTAGGTGTTGCGTTTATTAAATTAAGAACATCCGCAGAATTAGCTGTTTTTGTGTCCATTGTAGGCTTAACACTAACCGTTAATGGATTAATATTTGGACTTGTTTCAGTTCTAAATCCTAGTGCGTCAAATATACCAGCCATGCCTAACCTTTATCTATTTCCACCACTAGAAGAAGCACCACCAAAAGGTGCGATCTGTGACAATGTTGTGTAAGCACCTATACCTTGTAAGAATGGATTAGCAGAAGGTGTTGTTGCTTGTGTAAACGTAGACGGAATACTTGCACTTGGCATTCCTTGTAACAGGTTCTGACCTAATTGTAATCTTGTGTAAGGCTCTTGAGCTGATTGCATTTGATTTTGTCTATAAGCATCTAGTCCTGCTTGTTGCTGTGCTTGTCTCATTGCACCTAATTGACTTAATTGCGATACGTCTGCTTGACCTAAAGCCTGTTGCAGACGACCTATATCTGACGTTGTACCCGCCAAAGTTCCAAATGCCTGACCAATACCACCTGATAATCTTCCTGCATCTTGCGAAGCCTTTAGAGCTTGTCCAAAGCCACTTGAAAGTAACTTTGACAATGTATCGCCTTTGACTTGTTGTAATCCTCTTTCAGTTTCCGCTCTTTGCACACCTTCTCTTGACCCACCAAAAGCACCAGCATTAATTGCTGCTGCATCAGAACCAGCTCTACGCATATCAGCTTGTCTGTTTAACTGACGCATTGCTACATCAATGACTTGATCTTGAAATGGGTCTTGAAACTTTTTTATAGATTCAGGTTGTAGAAAACCAAGACCGCTTGTTAGGGCTTGTTGTGCAGCAAGAGCTTGATTTGCTGATCCTTCAATGAAAGGCTTATAAGAGCCTGTCATTTGTTCGCCTAAACCTATTGCCGCAGAACGAAGTGGGTCCATTCCAGCAATTTGATAATCAGGTAGATTTAAAGGAGAATCTAATAAACCTGGTGTCGTTTGTGTTGCACCGTCAAATTCACCAAAGCCCGTTTGTAAAAGACGTTTTTGTAAACCTTCAAGTTCAGGAGGTAATCTTTGTATATTTTCATAGGTTTGAGTTGCCATTAAGCTCTAGCCTCCAAGTTGTCCATCATATTATAGGCTCTTTGAATACCTTTTCTTTGGTTTCCTCCGCCTAATCCTTTAACTGCGTCTTTAGTTAACACAAATTCACCTGCCATAAGCATAGCAGGAACATCATCTTTACGTCCAGAACCTTCGCTTGGGTCTATACCACCGTTTCTACGAGGAAAACCCATAGAACCGCCCATATTAGCATATGTTATACCACCGAGTTTACCACTAGGACCGCCATAACCAAAAGGTCTTCTTTCATATTCTGATCTCATATCTTCATCTTCATCGCCACCAGCTAATAACTGCATAATTAATCCAGCAGATAAACCTTGACCTAGACCTGAACTTAAAAATTTACTTGCAATAGTGTCATTACCAATACCTAAAGCATTCAAGAATCCACCAGAGTTACCGCCACCTGTGACTACTTTCTTGATACCTTCTGATGCTGTGTCAGTTGCTGTCTTACCAAATAAGGCGCTATCTGGAACTGCTTGATTACGAGCAAGTTCTTGAGACATGTCTTTTCCAATCGTTCCAGCTTTAACAGCAGCTTGGTTTGTTGCGTTTGATCCAACCTCTGTACCAGCTCCACCGCCAAACATCGCACCTAATCCACCTGATAATAATCCAGCCATGATAGCGTTTTTGTTTTTACTACCACCAAGTTTACTAGCCACAGCTCCTGTCAACGCTCTTGATATAAAAGGACTAACAGCAGATGTACCGAACAATTGTCCTAAACCAGCTCCAACAGAAGGTCCTGCGATTGCACTAATAGCTATTGGAGCAAGTTGTTTTAATAATTTACCTATACTCATAAGATTATATTACCTTAATTTTGTTAATACGTCTATGTCTTAACTTTTACAGTTCCATTATCATTAAATAAAGCACCAACTTCTAAATTAATATCACTCGTAGGCAAATCCGTCAAAGTAATCTTAGTGCCACGAAGTTCGCCAGGATTTTGTAATTGCACTACAAGTTGACTTAAACTTCTTACCATTTCGTTAAAATATTGAACATCATACTCATCTGGTGCTAACGAAAATGTAGGTGGTGCTAATTGTCTACTCATCTATCTCCATCCGCTCTTAAATCCACTCTGTTTGTTCCTAATCTCCAATTAACCTTTTGTGTCGTGCTTTCTACTCTAAGACCAAATGACCTTCCACGCAATCTTAAATGATTAAGCTCAGTGGTCGGTGTAACAGTGTTTGTTGATGTTTTAACAAATCCACCACTTGGAGATCTTTGTGCTTTTAATGAAAAAATAGCTTGTTTGTCATTTAAAGATATATCATCGTCACTGTTGTCAAAACTGACATCAGGTATCATTCTTCTTAAAAATACAAATTGATCACCATCTTGTATATCTATAGGACTTGATTCAATAAATGATGTAAAAGCAGTACCATCGTTATCATTACCTTTTTCATGGTTGTAAACAAGGTTACTGTCTGTAGCCAAAGGATATTGATACACTCCTCTGTCAATCCATGATGTTCTTGCTAGTGAGCCAACATACCAGATTTTCTGATCATAGTTGTATATAACATATTTATCGTTTTCGTCTGTACCACCATTTGACGCAGAATTAGTAGCAGATGGATAAAACCAAAATACTTCTCCAAAAGCAGAGTTAACACCCGCAAAAACTTTATCTGATTGTGTTTCGTTAAAATTTTGAAATACATGATCTCTTACAGAACAAGGTATAACTTGAACACGACCATCATAAACATAAAAACGATCATAGCCCATCCAAAAAACAGAATCACCTACAGCTACTGCTGAATTAAATCCTCTTACTGTTATGGCACTTGCTAATTGATTAATACCAAAAGTAAAAGGAGGACCTATAAATTGCATACTATGAACAGATGTGTCTGTTAAAACAATTGTTTCTCTTCTAGTTTTTACTGCTGTAATAATTTCTGAACCAGAACCAATCCTCAAATCACCCGCAGTATTAGTTGCACTAGGTGTCCAAAAAAAAGGATTTTCTTGTGAACTAAAGCGAACAAGTAATCTATCTTGAACTGCTGAACCTATTGGATTTGCTCCAAAACAAATTACATGACGATCTCTTTCTGAAACAATAACTTTACGAGATTTTGTTGGTGCAGCATCAGATAATTCTATTAAATTTTTTGCTCTTACACTAGTTCCAAGAGTTTTATCCCAATAAAATACAAATCCATCTTTTTCATTTAAAATTAAATCTTCGCCAAAATTATCTTGTGACCACAATCTAAGTGTTCCACCTCCTGCTGTCTCAGAAGAAGCTAATCCCCATCCATCTGCGCTCCAAGTTCCAGCACCCCAACCACTGCCTGGCACAACTGTATTTAATCCAATATTTATTTGATATTCTGCGTCTGCTGATCCAGCACTTGACAGAGCAGCAACAGCGTTTGCTGACAATGTTATAGTATAAGTTCCTGAAGTTGGCACAGTTATGATTTCATGCTCTATGTTAAGTTGTTCATTAAGAGAAGTGTTGCCAGTGTTAGCATTACTAAATGTAACAAAATCACCTATTAAAGCTCCATGAGAACCATCATTTACAGTTACTGTTGGGCTTGATGTTGATGTGGTAAAAGTTATTGCCATATTTTAATCACCCACTACAACTGTTGATTCGTCTGTGATAGAAACAGTTACGTTTCCTATTGCACTAGTTCCAAATAAATTTGCTCCAGTTGGTGGTATATTTATTGTAACTGTTCCAACTTGTCCTGTTGCGATTGAGAGTTCGCCAGAGTCTGGATTTCTTGCTAAAACAGGTACATCTTGAGATCCAAGCACAATGACAGTGCCGATCTGAACAGTTCCTGCATTTCCAGATACTACAGATGTTATTGTTAGTCCATCTAAATCAAATACAATTACACCACTTACAACTTTACGTCTTATTGGCGTAATGTCTTTATAATCTAATGATTCTTCAATATAAAACTTTTTTTCTGTGCCTAACCCTAAATATTTATCACCTTCTAAATTTGCCCAAGAATGCAAAGAACGAGAAGAACCAAGAAAAGTATTTGTTGAGTATTTTTCCCATCCGCCTATTTTTTCTGGGTAGCCAAAACGAAACCGAACAAGATCACAATCATTCCATCCACCCTTATTAGAATAAGATGTTGTTTCTCTATTTATTCCTGGTCTAAATTTTAAACTAGTTATTGGCATTTGCACTTCTTATTTAAATGGTTCTCCACAAAACCAAACAACTAAAGAATATCTTGTTCCTTTAACTACTGGCTTAACTCTGTGAACTAAATATGAAGGGAAAACTATAATAGTTCCCTTTTTTTCTTTTATTTCTATTTTATCATCAAAAAACTCAAACTCACCACCTTCGTAATTTTCATTTAATACAATTGTCATAGATAATTTTCTTGTTTTACCATTAA